ACCACGAGTTGCTGGGGGGTATAGGCCCAGGGTCTTTCTTGGCCAAGACGAGCACAGGCATCCCTATGACTCTCATTAAGATTGACGTGCCCCGGCGCTGGGCCTGCCCAAATCTGATCGGCTTGCTGGATAAGCCTCTGGTCCTCGGCTAAAAGGTTGGCCTTAGCTTTCGTGATCTCCTGTTTCGTGACAAGTAATCTACATTCCTTTTCAAACTCTTCGCGGAGAGCTTCAATTAAGGCAGACAACTCCTCCAGTTTCTCTCGCACTCCCGGCCTGTAGCTATTTTCGGCCACAATAAGACCAGTCTCACCATCCTTGACCATCCTGACGATGGGTCTATTCTTATTGAGATACCGTGTCTGTTCCCGTACTGCTGCCAAGAGCTCTCGTGGAATATCAGGCTCGGCCTTACACACGAGAAGCCCCCATTTCTCTACCGGGCCATTGTGGGAACCGTGACCGACGATTGACAGCGCAATAGGCATGGCGTCTACTAGCTCAAGACTAGATCGCAAATCGCCCATGTCTTGAATCTCGTCTTGAGGATAAACCACCAAGACAGCGAACTCCTCGTTTACCTTCTTGGCTGGAACAACGAATGTGCCTGTCAGCCCATTACTGTGAATGTGATCGTGATCCCTTACGTTGATGACGATTGCTACTGTGTCCATGAAAGCCTCCTTAATGTGGCTTCACGATGAAAGGTTCCCCGGCAAAGGGGCGCATCCCATCCTTGAGTTGATCTCGTACCTTCTTGACATACCCTTCTTCTTCTCGTCGTACTCTCTGTTCAATTGCTGCCCTACGTTGTACTAGATTGATCTGCTCCCTTTCCTGTCTGATTCTTGCTGCTAGTTCCATTACAAGGTCCGCGATAAGAGGTAGAGGCTCTCCCCTCGATGTTGCATCCGTCGTGAGCGGGTAACACAGTTCATATTCGCCTCTGGACGGGAAAGGGCCAGCCGTATCTACTGTCAGCCCGCCGATCACCTCCTCCCCGAGTTTACGCCATTCTTCTGGCGATCCGTACTCTTCTGGAGGACGCCACATTTCAAGGTGCCATGCGTTACCTGGAAGATACTTGGGGACAAGTCTGGTCTCAATCACAGAGGATTCCAGCTTAATGAAGTCCCTCTCCTCGTGATGCCCAGTAAACTTGTCCGTAAGCCGCGCCTTGTACTTTCCAAATGTCTGCCACTCACCGTGCATCGGCACAATACGATTGAAGCCCCATACGACTTTGAACATGGGTTCATTGTATGGGTTGAGTCCTCCGGCTACGGCTAGTTCAGCCGCTACCCAATCTGGAGGCTCATGGTGCTCAATACGCTCTTGTGCCGATGATCTCACCGGGGTTGTGCTGGTTCAACCAAATTAGCCAGTTCCTCGTCCAGTTTCTTGTCCCGCATGGCAAGTACCCGTGCGGCCCCGAACCTCTCAACTTGGCCCTCTGCGTCCTTTTGGGTCATGCCAAGGCCAACGAAATAGGCAGCGGCGTCCTCTTCTGGCGTGGGTACGTGGACGGGCTCAGGTACGAGAATTGGAGCAGGCACGGGCTCGGATACGAGCACAGCCACCTTGACTTCAATCCCGCCAGAACTTGTCCGTGTGGGACTTCCAATGACTCGTGCCGTAATCGTGGCTTTACTCGATGCAAGTTCTACAGCACCATCACCCTCAATTAAGGCCGTGATGAGGTGAGTCCCAATCGGTACACTGTATTTCTTTGCGTCATCAGCCGTGCCGACTACATCCCTTACGCTTGTGTGCATCGTAATCTCCTTTTATTGTGGAGGAGGAGATTGGTATCCCCTCCCCCGCAGCGCCATAGGGTAAAAGAATCCTAAGAGTCTTTTACCTTTGTTGTCTTACCGAACTATCTCCCTCCTATACAATACCTTTCAGATAGTTGAGAGCCTTGTACAACCAATCCGCATCGGCTTCCAGTTTATGAAGGAGCGGATTACAATGGCCGCAAAGAAGTCCACGATTGCGGTTAGTTTTGTGGTCGTGATCCACGGCAAGAGCGCGAATTGCGGTAATCGGAGCAGAACAGATAGCACAGCGACCATCCTGGGCAATAAGCATCGCATCATAGTCCTCCATCGAGATGTGATACTTTCTGCTGAGGTCAATGCGGCGATTATAGATACTTCGTTCGGCAAGAGACATGAGATCACGTTTACGGCGCATGTATACTCTGTTTGCGTCGTTAACTTTCTCTCTATTCTCTGCTTTGTAGGCTCTATTTGCCTCATTGTGTTGATCTCTGTGCTCTCGTTTCCATGCTGTTCCTTTGGCGTTTGCTTTATCTGGATGATCCTTCTGCCATTTCAGGACCATCGCCCGGTTGCAAGGCCTACAATAAGCCTGTAAGCCATCTTTGCTAGACCGATTCTTGTTAAAGTCTGCAAGGGGCTTCTGTTGTTTACAACTGCCACAAACTTTAGTCGCCCCCTGCCCGATCAGTTTATTTTCCATGCTCTAACAAATAGCACAGAAAATATAGATTGTCAATATCCTCCTACGGGTACTAGTACGTCAATATCCGCCAACGGGCAAAGCGAGCCCGTCTAAGAACGCCCCAAAACGCCGTTTGTTACTCGGGAATAGACTCCCGGAGCCGATCATTTCTGTCGGCTTCTGTACCTTCTGATTCGGCACAGAGCGGACTATTGCATCGCTCCAAGTATGGAGCGCCTTCTCGCTTAGTCTCTCACGGTGGATAATCATATCCTTCCGCCTCGTTGGCATCGCAGCGTCCGAGTCAATCAGAGAAGGTTTAACTGCCCCCAGATTGGATAATAGAGGGCAGTCCATGAAGACGTTGAACACCGTCAGTTGCTCCTCATGGAATCTTCGACACGGTTATTATCGAAGTAGCTCAGATACCCCGCCAATAGTCCACCAGACTGTCCGTAGAGTTGGAATACGGTCTGACCACCTTCTTCAAAGAGGTCTACTTCCTTGGTCACGCCACGTCCCCAGTGTTTGAGGCAAATTAGATCAATGCGCTGGATCGTGGCATGGATGCTCGTCTTGATCGGAATACCCCCAAATGTCTTGGGAGGCCGTCTCTTGAGCATATCTTCGCTGGACTCTCCTTCAATCTGGGCCTGGATGTTGGTGGTAACTGTGATTCCTACGTTTTCCCAAGCTGCTTCCTGGTCCACGTTCATAAACGCGACGAGAGGCTCATTGAACTCTACACCAAGTACCCTTCTGAGTTTGTTCTCAGCGAGTCTTCGGAGAGCTGGGGTAATTGTGGCCCCGCCAGCCGCAACATGGGGAGTCTTGAGAGTTTCTGGATAGGACGAACGTGCGAGGTTGTTCCACGATCCCGAGGCACTGTCAACGTGATTGTAGAGAAGGCCCTCTAGCGATACTGGATTAGCCCCACCCGCTCCTTGGCTGATATTGATGACAAGCACATCCGTGACAATAGTGCCAGCAGGAAGCGCGTTGAGTGTGATCGTCTTGAGTAGTGGATCAACCTGAGTTACTGTGGCAAGTCCTCTCGATGCCGAGGCAAGACCTGTGGGATACACCTGCACATCTTGGTTGAAGAAGAAGATGTTCGGGTTGGCAACGGTGAGAGTAGTGCCGGAAATGGCACTGATTACGTCCAGTTGTCCTGTTCCATTTGTCTGGTAGACGCAATCGAGGGCCCGCTTGAACATCTTCATGGCTTCGGCCACTTCTCTTACGGCCACGTCCTCTACAGCCTTGTCATTTCCTTTCGTGGCATATTCCGCGAGTTTACTTACCTCGAAAGCGAAACGGAAATGGAGCGTAGAGAGAGTTCCCACGTCCCAAGTTGACCCAGAGCCCCGTCCCATATCGTCAAAGTCGGCTGTACCTTGACTGAATTTGCCCCCCGGACGCATGAGGATCGGGAGACGGATGTTCCTTGTTGAAACGTCAATCACGTCTCCCCTTTTGTCTATCATGTCGAGGAGAATATGTTCCTGTTCGTAAGCCGTTGGGACTGTCTTTCTTACCTTTTCTAGCTGTAATGCAACTGACTGGATATTGCTTGGCGGCGCGATGGCACACCTCCATAAAGTCTAGATTTGATACCTACTCTAACTTAATTTGACCCGACATTTGGGCTTTCATTGTCTCTTCCACGGTCATCGTGCGACCATCGGGCCAATGCCACTGTCCCCCCTGCTTGTATGGAGATGTTCTTTTACCGTTCGCTTGGGGTGTTGTCTTTTGTTGAGGAGCTCCAACTCTTTTCTGTACTGTTTCCTGATTAGTTCTGACAAGTTGTGGTACTTCTGTTCTGAATACATTGCGGATAGTGCGATTGAGAAGCCATTCCTGTTCCCAATAAGACTTCTGGACCTTCACAGCCTCATTCATGTCCCTTTTGTTGTAGGCATCGGTCAATTTCCGCATGAATGACGGGGAGTTACGAAGGAATTGTTCCATTCCGAGCCGTACTTTCTCGATAATATCGGCTCTTTTCTGCTCACTGATGGACTTTACTTGGGCAAGACGCTGGATAGCCTTGTGATTCCCGATAATCTCACGCTGGAGCCTCATATTAGACTGGCCAAATGATTTGTCAAAGTTAGCCTGATCTTGCTTACCGTATTCAGACTTTTCCCGGTCAAATGATGCCCGTTGTCGCGCTAATTCTTGGTCCTCTTTCGTTGGCTGCCTTTCCTCAATGAATCCGTTCATGCGGGCAAGGACTTTATCGAGAGTCCCGACGAGTCCCTTGGTTGCGTCATTCCCGTTAGCCGATTCGCGCAGTTCCATCAGGGCTTCATACATGCCAGTCCCAACGAGAGTAGCCCCCACAATCTTGCCCATGACGGTATTGTAACTATTTCGGTCCAGTCTGGGCCATTCCTTAATCGCGGTATCGAGCATGGAAAGTGTGGCGTTCCGGTTGAGATTAAAGATATTGTTGATGTAATCTACATGGCCGGGGAATCTGCCGTCTTGGTCTTGAGTCAGGAAAGCATCGTCAATGGAACTCATTTCATCAAGATCATTCTGCATTTCCTGAACGTCTTGGAGACCATTAGGGAATCTCTCGCGCATGGCCCTAGCTTCGGCCAGTGTGGGGAAGGCATCACGATAGCCCGCATTTTGACGGAATGCAGCTTCAATGTGATTTTTGAGCTCAGGATACTTTTCGAGGACTGGCCCAAGTTCCGGGGATCGCTTGACGAGGTTGCGGATTCGTCCAGTAGCATTGCCACGAAACTCTGCGGTCTCAGGCTCCTCTTTAATTTGGGGAGTCTCACGTTGCGATTGTTCCTGCCCAGTGTCCTGTGTCTCTTGTTCAAACTGTGTGTCAAGTCCAGTGTCTAGACCTGTATCTTGCTGGACTTCACCCGCGCCTGCTTCTGTACCCTGTGTTATTACCTGTTCTTCTTCCATCACTGTGCTCCTTTCGGGGGTTCTCCTGCCTGTGGAGGCTTAGGAGTTGGCTTGCCTGCTTTCTCTAGCATGACCTTATTGATGAAGTCTTGTGGCGTAAGATTGATACCCAACTTGGCGAGTATCTGGGCTTGGCCCTCCGGTGGAATGTCCTTGAAGTTAGTCGTAAAAGTCTCAGATAGCGGCTTAGTCGGAGGTTCAGGTTTCGGTATGAGGGCCTGATGTTGTGCCATGTGCGCTTTAATTGCCTGCCACGCCATCGGATTCTCACGTTTGAGTTGCTGTCCCTTGTGGCCATTGAGATAACTTTTGCAAGTCTGAGCTTCGATTGGATGCTCGTCAGTTTCGGGGTCAACTTCAACGAGGGGCACGCCCCCCATCGGATTCATTTCGGTAGGAGTAAGGGATTTGATTATCTCGCCAATCTCTTTCAATTGTTTACGACGGGCATCAATACCAGGAATCTTAAGGTCGGGAATGCCAGTCAGTTTGCCAAAGAGTTCAGCATTGTCAGGCTCCCCAGCTAGTTGAGGTCCGTAAGGTGAATCCATGATTTGCTGCATTGTTACTCTCTGCTGATTCCAGAGTTCAGGAAAGTTCTCGTCACCTTCTGGGTAAGCATTTGCATCACCTTGGAGAGCAGTTACGTCTACAGACTCAGACTCGAAATCTCCAGTAGAGCCGAGTGTGCTGATCTGGACTGTGCCTTCCGTGTGCTGTTCGAGGTCTTTACAGGCTAGGGTCAATATGTCAGCATGAGCCTGCTTCAAGTTGACGTAGAATACCCCCATCCGGCCCATTGCCTGATCCCGCTGCATTGCCTGTTGGCCGAGTGTCTCAGGAGTCTGTTCAGATGCCGCGCCAGATACAGCAGGGAAGGCTCCGCTTATCATGTCGCTCACAGGACCGAATAGCGCCTGTTCATGAGCTTGCATTGTGAGAGACGCTGTATCGGCTCTTACCTGCATAATACGATTCTGTATCTGTTGCTGCGGATTGAGTTGAACTTCTATTTCCAAGCCAGGAGCCGCACGTTGATCTTCATTAGCTTCACTTGCAAAGGTATCGCTCGCCCTGTACGTGATCGGAATCCCATATTCGTAAGTCTCAGCCTCAATATTGGAGAAGGTATTGACGCGATCCTGGATAGAGAGCATACTCGTGCCAATAGCGTTCCTGTGCTGACCCCTACCTGGCATAACGTGAGTCGTGACTACGCAATCGTCCATGCTCTGCGCCTCACTTTTGAGGTAGGTGCTGCCACAGAGCTCCACACGGCAGCCTCTCGGAAATGTCTCCTGTAATTTCTCTCTCATTACTTTATCGTCTATCATCCAGAAGGCGCTTGGTCTGAACCACACAATTGCATAGGTGCAAAGGGCAGCTTGGGCTGATCCAGTCTGGGTCAGGAGTTTCGTGTTCTCAGCCACAGATAGCCGAGCGTTGCGCTCAAAAGAATCATCAGCGCCGAAGGCCAGACCCGGCTTGATCTCGTCGGCTTTCTCACTAAAGGCAGCCCTGAGTGTCGAGTAATGTATCTCGCGTTCAATTGAGAAGTAATGATATTCTGATTGATCTTGTACATGCTGCGGCCTCTTACAGTTGAGTGCGCCAAAGATACTGATGACTTCTCGGCCTCGTGGAGCTTCAATCGTGCCCGAATCCTCCGGTACTGGGATAGGCTCTCCGGGGATGATATCGTCGGAATTGAGGAGGTGGCCGCATTCGGGGCACGGTACTGGAGGAGCAGCTTCCATTGCGGGTGCTGACCATCCACAGTTAGGACAGAGCAAAGTATCTTCTGTCTCTTCCTCCTCCATTCCAAGTAGAGAAAGAGAGTCCGTCCCGTATTTGTCACTGTCACTAACGTATCTCGTCCAGTAAGCTACAAATCCGCCAGTCCAAGCGTGATAGACTTCTTCCTGTAGCATCTTCTGGACTGGATTCCATCGTTCAATCAATTTGGATAGTTTGGTCCGACCATCTGCCGTCTCTAGATCGTCCGAGTCATCCGGGTCATCGGGAAAGAATCGTATTCTTGGAGGAGCCCCCGCCACGGCCCCAATCACCATGAGTCCCCGCGCCTGATAGATGTTAGTGACAAACTCGAATCTGGGCATATCGTCTAGATTGAGATCGCCGTAGTTCACAGCTTGGGCCTGAGACGGCAGTTGCCACGTCTTGTCCTGACTTGACCACCAAATGTATTGACGGCCTCCCCAATAGAATTCAGCCTGTTTAACATCCTTGACTTCTACGAGACGCGGGAAACGGTCCTCTCCAACACACTTGATGTACAATTGATACAGTTCCTTCTGAACATCCTCTTGACCTTCGAGCGGATCACCGGGCTTGGTCCTAGAGGTATCAGTCGAGGCCGTATCTTGCTGGTCTTGGCGCTCGTCTAAACCGAGACTCGTATCATCGGGCACTACAATGGTCTCCAATGACGTTTACTCATTCGAGCGAAATTTGCCTGCTTACCGAGTGCTCCTCCAGCGTGTGCTTTCTTCGCCGCATACCCCTGCACACTCTCTCCTGCTGCGTGAGCCTTCTTTGTGAAGAGGCCACGATGAGAGGGCTTGATGTGCATTCCTCCTCCTCTGTGACCTCTTGATAAGGTTGCCATTATCTGTGCCCCCTGCTGAGTCCGCTGTGCTTCACCGTATGGGTCTTACCGCCAATTGTCACGGTTTTGAGATTAGGAGCCGGAATGCCGTGAATGTGACGATACGAGCTCCATTTTCTGTATGCTTCTTTAGACCGAAAGTTCTCGTTCGGCACGGTGCGTCTCTACTGGGACGCCTGAATCGCTGACCATCCCCATACACGGGACTTTACGGCTCCAGCGCCAGGGTTAGCTACGGTAGTGGTTATGAGTAGCGCCGTAAGAGCTTGAGTCGTGCCGACCGAGGCTGGGCTATTCATATTAGCCAGACAGGTAGTGCCTGCCGTGAGTGTGGCATTGGCCGTACAGAAGGCAGAGGTTGACCCGGTGATGCCTACTGCCCAGTTGGTAGTCGTGGTGATGGTAGTCGTGACACGGGCTGAAGCTCCGGCAGAAATAAAGTTGGACGGAACAAAGGTGGTAGTGGTAGTGGTGAGACCACCAGTATTGAGTGCTACGATTCCTGTATCCACGGCCCAGTAAATGAGACCACCACCGAGGTTACCAGCATCCGTAATGGCCTCGAAGATGCCGGAGTCGCCAGAATAGACAAGCGCCCCAGCACCGTGAGCGTTCGAGAAGGACGCTGTAACAGTAGCGCAGGTACCCGATGAACCAACACCAAGGAATCCTGGGCCACATGATCCTACGGTCACGGCAGTAGGAGTAACGGTCTCCGAGTTAGCATCACTCACCGTCATCTTCATGTTGGTTGTGAAAATTGTGGCGAGAGGAATAGAGGAGCCGTCCGCAAGGAGCATGCCCCCCGCGCCGTTGTTGGACGAGGAGACGATTACCATTGACTGCGAGCCGGTACCCGTGAATCCCTGTAGAACATATCCCTGCCATGTTGCGTAACAGGGGGCATAGAAAATGGCACCTATACGGTGGGAGCCGCCTCCTCCAGAACATCCGATCTGGCCTAGAGGAGCAATACCAGGAGCCGAAATGCCTTGAGAATGAGAAGGCAATGCACAACTGAGTGCCAGCAAAAGTACAGCAAGAATCTTGTGTTGAAATTTCACTGTCAATCTCCTTGTAATATCAATATCTATCTACGTCTAGTTACATTCCAGTACCAAGACCCAAATCCTCGTCAAATCCTGATTGATCTCCTGTGCCGTGTCCTTGTCCAGCGCCCCCACCGAGATGATCGTGAATGTGCTGGGCAATACCATCGGCGTCTCCGTGCGGGTGTTCGTGCATTTCGTGCTGACCGTCATGGTGGAGAATATGAACTGTGTGCCCGCCCGTATGTGAGTGGATGTGAATATGGGGAGCATGATGCTGGCCTGTGCCCTCGCTAACGTCGCCCGAGCCCATGTGCTTACCGTGTTGTGGATTCATGTAGTGCCGATCTTCTTTCCCTGCCATACTATTCCTCCTCTATTTTCGATCTTGGCCCTTCTTCGTACCAATCTGAGCAATACTCGTCTGGGGGTGCTGGTAAGACTCCTGTACCATTGTTCCAGCGAATAAAGTTCTTGTTGGTACAGGCATCTCCATCGGAATCCAAGTACCGACAAGTGGCACAGGATGATCCACCTTTAGGGACCCGCATGCCTGCTTGGTGATCTGGCGGATAATTCGCAGGGCCATGTCCCGATCTGAGAGTTTCCTCAATTGACCCTCCTCCTCTACTTCTTGACCCTGCCGCCATCGGTCTCCTCTAGGTATCTCTGTACTTGGTGCCAGCTTCGTCCCTTAAGTGGTCCCTGTTTCGTCTTATTTCTCGTTCTGTTCTGTACTGGAATATCAGCTAGAGTTTCTGTAGCATTGCCTTTCTCGTCTCTCTTCGTTACAAAGTGGCGCTCTAGGTCAAGAAGGCGAGATTCAAATTCCGCTACTTTGGCGTCGTGTTCTTGTCGGGTTATGAATGGCCATTTAATGTGCATAATTTAATTACAGTCCACTGAAATGATCTCTGTATTGCCCGCTGTACCCCCCGCTGTCTGCTGCGTAAAGACAACCGATGCCGTTGTGGGGAGTGTTGTGGTCAGAAAGCTATAGGCTGCAGCAGCGAACTGTGTACCACCAACAACCGAGGCACGGCATGAACCCGGAGCTACTGCAAAGCCGAATCCAGTGCTTGGCGCGTCTGGGAACGTATAGGTAATCGTCTCTGTTGCGAGAGAAAGCGTCCCCAGGAGTGATAACGTGAATGTAAAATGCTTCTCATCAGTTCCGGTAATGGATGTAACTGAGCTCGTCCCGTAGCCCGCGCCAAGCGCAATATTGCCTGCCACTGGAGCCGTGCGCCCAGCCGATGAATTGCCGATCCATGAGCCCGTGTTTGTCACGTTCGTGGATATGCCCTGATTGCCGCCAGTATCGTAAAAGGTGCCAGAATTGTTGACATCAATCGGGCTAGTGGTAGTCGTGTAGAAACGGTTCATTCCAGCCCGCATCACCCCACCATTGGATATGGCTGTGGGTGTGATCGAACCCGACATGATGAACAGGTTGTCGAACACGCTGCCATTGGTACTTGCGCCCGCAGAAATCCCAACTTGAGTTGAGCCGTTGAATAGTTCCGTGTTTTCAGCAACCTCATACTCAAGAGATGTGCCCGCAAAGCTAATGCCGGGATGCGCGGCGAGGGTGGTGCCTTGCTGGGAGCAGTAATTGTGGTCAATACGCGGGCCGTAAATGCCCGTCGTCACCAGTACGCATTCTCCTGTTGTCTGATAGATCATGTTACGGGCCGCATAGGTCTCGACGGCGTTCATACGGATGGCGATTGGGGGATTCGCTGTGTTGAACGCGCCTGGCGTGATCGTGCTGTCCACGATGCGACTCGTCGGCCATTGCAGATTGACGAGAAAACTCTGGGAACTCGTAGGGCCTGGTAAGTTAGAAATTTCGAGGTGGTCCGCTTCCCTCAGCACTTCAACCCAGTTCACTCCTGCTTGGGAAGCCCACAGCAGACCAGGCCCAACGATCTTGATATTGCGAATCACCCCGGAATGCTGCGCGGCGAGATAGTCGGGCGGGAAGAAACCATTGCCCCATCCTGTAACGGGAGCATCTACGTGCAGAAATCCGTGCGTGCCCTCGTCCAATCCAAAGTTCCAGTCATCCGAGATCATAAAGATGACACAATTCGGAGCATACCCCTCAATTGAGAAAGTAATATTGGGATTGAAAGACGGGGATTCCGTTGCGCCAAAGGGGATACTATCAATGAGGTAGGTGCCACAGTCCACATACAATTCATTGGGTGGTCCAACCGATGTACAGCTTGGGTTCTCCGTTGAGACGCTGGTTTGAGTACACCCCGGAGTTTGCTGTGAGGCAAGCCATGCGCTCTTGACGGTTGTAGTATCCTTGAAACCGAGGCCCAAGAAGAACTGCTCGATGGTTGCGGTGCCCGCATGTGTTTCCGTCACGCCAAACGTGTTAAATGCAGTGATCGTGGTCGCGTTGCTGCTGATAATTGTGAAGGTACCGTTGTTGTTCGCATTCCCCATACCTGAAATGAATACGCGAGTGCTAGCGAAATTTGTTGCGGGGAAGGTACCTGTGTACACCGTGTTGGAGCCGGACGGGGCAGCGGAGGTGATAGAGCCTCCATTCGGAGCACAACTCGCCGTGGCATTATTACTTACTGTGCCGGAAGTTGCCGAGACGAAAGTGAATATCCCAGTAATGCAGGTTGTTTGATAGGCAGCATCGGTCGAGATTTCGTCGGTACACCAGATGTGTTTATTGCCGTCCGCAGGTGTGAATCCCGCTGTCAGTGAAGTAATTGTATTCTGTCCGCTCGTTGTCGTGCAGTCTCCAGCCCAGCGAGCATGACCATTTGCCTGATAACAATTAGGGCCAGAACAGGCTGGAGAGAGTAAGGCGTATGTGGATGAAGGAGTGAATCCAGAGCCAAAATTCTGTTGCTGTGCTGGGGCCATTAGAACAAATATCCAAGCCCCCATCAAGACCAATATCATAATGATGGGCCACAATATTGCGAATTGTCTCCACTGTCTCAT